CATCCTTAAGCTCTTTTACTTTTACCATAATCAGTAGTTTTAACAAAAATAAGAAAAAAATGAACATAGAAGAAATTAAACTTAAATTGTTTGAAAAATTAAAACCTAGTGGATGGGATCGGATATTTAAATCTTTTATATTTAGTAGTGATTTTGATGACATACTTAAAAAGCTATGGAATTTAAGTCAAGAAGATAAAAGATTCACTCCAACTTTAAAACAATTATTTAGAGCTTTTGAAGAATGTCCATATGACAATTTAAAAGTAATAATTATTGGACAAGATCCATACCCTCAATTAGGGGTTGCAGATGGTATATCATTTAGCTGTAGTAATACTAATAAACTACAACCAAGCTTAAGATATATTTTACAAGAAGTAAACAGGACTGTTTATAATGGACATGAAGAAAGTAAAGATACAGATCTTTCTAGATGGTCTAAACAAGGTGTATTAATGTTAAATACAGCTTTAACAGTTGAAGTGGGTAAAATTGGTAGTCATTATAACATATGGCATCCATTTACTAGTTATTTACTTGATACGTTAAATGTTAATAATACAGGAATAATATATGTGTACATGGGGAAAAAAGCTCAAGAGTGGGACATACTTACTAATGACTATAATCATAAGTTTTTTACTAAACATCCTGCTTCTGCTGCTTATAGTGGGGGTGCATGGGATAGTAATAATTTATTTAATGAAGTATCTGAATTAGCAGAGAAACTTAATGGGGAAAAAATAATTTGGTAAATATGACAGAGATATTTAATTTAATGCTAAAAGAGGGGCTGACTCCAAATACTTTTTATATTCTATATTGTATAAAAGAGAACACAGTCCCTACAAAAATAATAAATTCAAAATTAGAAAGTAAAAAATTACTAACAAATGGTTGGATTAATGAAAAGTTGGAATTAACTAGTAAAAGTATTATCTTTATAGGTAAGATTGATGGTTATTTCAAGAAGTCTAAAAAGAAAACTTCTAAAGCTTTATTAGGTGACAATTTTATGCAAAATATAGATGCATATGTAAAAATATTCCCTAATAAAAAACTATCTTCTGGTAAATATGCAAGAGTACCAGCTAAAAGTTTGGAAAATGCTTTTAGATGGTTTTTTGAAAATTATGATTATGGTTGGCAAACTATATTTTCTGCTACACAGAAATATATTGCTGAATATGAAAGTAAAAATTATGAATATATGAGAAATTCTCAATATTTTTTGAGAAAGCAGAATGTGGATAAATCATGGAACTCAGATCTAGCTGTGTATTGTGAGTATTTAAACGATACTCCAGAAACTGATGAAAATCCCTTTGAAGAAATAATAGTATAAATAAACAAAGTGTATGTCAAAAATATTTGATGGTGCAAAACACTTATTACCCGTAAGTGAAAGAAGTAGTCTTGAAAAAGGTTTAAGAAAGATGAAGGCAAGAAGAGAAGGTAAACTACCTTCTTTAATTAGTATTTGGCCTAAATTTAATGATGCTTTTTGTGATGGGCTTGAATGGAGAACAATTACTGTAGTGGGTGCAAGACCTGGTACTGGTAAAACACTTTTTATGGATCAATTAGTTTCAGATATTGTTAAGCTAAATGCTAATCAAGTATTTAGAGTGCTTAAATTTCAAATGGAAATGGTAGATGAAACAAGTGCTATAAGAAAGTTTGGTTTGATTACAGGTGCTGATTATGGTACGTTAATGAGTAAAGACGGACGATTAATTGATAGAGACATGTTTCAAAAATGTGTAGATTATTATAATGAAAGTTCTAAAAATGATATTGTAAATGTAATTTATGATGCATGTACTGTTAAAGAAATGTGTGCTTCAATTCATTATGAATTTGAAAGACATAAAAATAAAGATGGTACATATAAAAATTTACTAGTTACAATAGATCATTCAGCTTTATTTACATTAGATAAATATCAAAAAGATAAATTTGTAATGCTCGGTGTATTAGGAGAAGCTTTAACAATGATGAAAAAGAAATATCCTGTGGCATTTGTTGTGTTAAGTCAATTAAATAGAAATATTGATGATCCTAAACGACAAATTGAAGGTACGTATGGTAATTATATTTTAGATTCTGATATTTATGGTTCAGATGCTCTATTGCAACATGCAGATGTAGTAATGGGTATAAATAAACCTTCTATAAGAAAAATAAGAAAATACGGACCTGAAAAATTTATTATTGAAGATCCTGATACATTAGTGTTTCATTTCTTAAAATCAAGAAATGGTACTGTTAGAACTAGTTTTTTCAAATTAGATAGAACCACAATGAGAATAGAGGAAATGACTACTCCAGGAAGAGAGACAATAAAAACAATGAATGTAAATTAAATAATATGAAGTAAATGAGTAAAAGAAAAGAAAAAGAAAGAGAATTTTATACACAGCATATGGATGCTTTTAAAGCAATAGGAATTGCTGATCCATTTTTTTCTATTAAAACAGCCTTTTTTAAGAAAGGTAAATATGGTAGACAATGTCAATTCTTTGAATGGGAATTGAAAAAACAAGAGGATATATATATTGAATTTTACGATAATGTTTATGATGACAATGGGAAATCTACGGATATAATTCCTATGAATGAAGATAGACAACTATTCAAACTCAAATATAATCCGTATTATGAAGAGGAATTTGATATGATTATGAATTATGACAGTCAAGGTAATCCGGACAAAAAATATTTAGTCCCAGTAAGTGAAATGTCAGTAGTATTAAAAAGTGGACAAGAAATTAGTTTTTCTTTATATGAAAAAAGAAAAGAAGAAGCTAAATCAGAGATTCCAGAATTACAAAAAAGTACTTCGTTATTTCCTGACTTTGAAGAAGAATTTGCTCCTAAACTGAATGAAACAAAGGATGTTCCTGAATGGTTAAGTGTATTAGATAGAATAGCAAATGCAATAGAAAAAATAGAAAATAAAATAAAATGAGTACAATAGTATTACCAACAAAAAAAGTAAAAGCTGAAAGAGTTAATGCAAAAAGGTTATTAGTTTATTCTAAACCTAAAACAGGCAAGACAACTGCATTTGCAGGTTTAGAAGATAACTTAATTCTTGATTTAGAAAACGGAGCTGAATATGTAGAAGCACTAAAGATTAATATTTCTAATTTACAAGAGTTATTAGATATAGGTAAGGCCATAAAAGAAAAAGGTAAACCTTATAAATATGTAACTGTAGATACAGTAACTGCATTAGAAGAAATGATAATGCCATTAGCTGTAAAGTTGTATAAACAAACTTCCATGGGTAAAAATTTCTCTGGAGATAGTGTTATTACACTGCCAAATGGTGCTGGATATTTATATATCCGTCAAGCATTTTTTCAAGTTTTAGATTTTATTGATACTTTAGCACCTACAATTATTTTATCTGGTCACATTAAAGATAAAGTTGTAGATGATAAAGGAGAAATGGTTATGTCTGCTAATATAGACTTAACAGGAAAAATTAAATCTTTGATTTGTGCAAACTCTGATGCAATAGGATATATGTATAGAAAAGGTAATCAAACTATTTTGTCTTTTAAGACAAATGATGAAGTTACTTGTGGTGCTCGTCCTGAACACCTACGTAATGAAGAAGTAGTAATTACCGAGATGATTGATGGTGTTATAAAAACATCATGGGAAAAAGTTTTTGTTTAATAATTAAAAAAAAAAAGAAGTATGGCTTTAAGTACAGAAGACCTAGGAACCGGAACTGGATCTGGTTTACCAAAAACAATTAGTCCAGGAAACAATCTGTTAAAAATTAACAGTATTACACTTGATGAGTTCAAATTTATTGATAATGCTTATCATTTAATGTTACATGTAGAAACTAAACCTATAGAAGGTTTTGAAGGGTTTTCTATTGATCGTAATGACCCTAAAAAAGGTAATTACAAAGGTCAAATTGGCAGAGTAAAAGCAAGTCAATATGCATTTGCAGATGGAGAAACTAAATCAGGAATTAAGATTCAAAGAGATAGATCTATCTTAATATTTTTACAAAATTTTTGTAAAACATTAGGAATTAATGATTGGATGGTAGAACAGCAC